GTGGTGACTCACCACATCATACCTTGCATTGCAGGATCCTTTCCTAATCCTCCAAACTGGCAACGTACCCCATCATAATAATGTCGAGTTATTAATGATTCCCACTCAGGAAACCCTGCAACTATATCCTCATCACTTAAATTCAACGTTCGCATAACACGAGTAATATAAGTATCCCGTCCTGACATACGTAATTCATATAGATACTTATTAATTGCATCCCGAGGGTCACCATCTAGTACTTTTAATGCACGCCTATACATAATTTCACAAAATACATATCCAGCTCTATTAGTGCCTTGTGTATCATATGCCATACCTATAGCTGACACAGCGTACTCTAAAATACTTTTAGTCTCACCTTTACCATACGCATATTTATTGGTAAGTGCGTGTATTGGTCGAAAAGGCAAAACTGGGGAAGTTATATTATATCTAATCATTTCTCCAGGAGTAAATACATTAGATGCATTAACAAAATAACGCTTAAGGAATACTATACCAGGTCGCACTAACACACCTCCAGTATAGTGAACCTCTGATATAAATTTAGCTGTATGAATATTCCTTATTTCCATTCCCCAATAATACTTAACAAAATTAGCAAATCCCTTCTCATTTATGATATCATGAATTGATTTATGGGTAAATAAAACATGATCATCCCCATAGACTATTATTCCTACCAACCTTTTACGAAATAATTCTAATATTTGATTTTTACGATGAGGGTTATTCTCAATAACCCATTCCACATACATAAAATATAAAAATGTTACTATCCAAGAATCGCCATGAGAGGTTTCATATGCTCCTGAAGGCATACCTCCATAGACAACTCTCCATATAGTGGAAAAAATATGAGTTACTTTAATTGACAATCTTTCTGCTACAATTCTAAAAAATGCTTCAAATAATGTTAATGTCTCATGACTCATTGAAGCCACATCATAATATGCTCTAGCTGCATTAACATAAAATATTAATAAAATCAAATGAATAGTGGTATCAAGTGCACGAAAATCACCATCCTCAAATATAATATCTGGATCATTATAACACATTTGCATTGCCAAATTCATAGCACCACCCCACCAAAAGTTCATTCCTATTTTAATAACATGTCCTCTTTCAATGATTTGTCGAAATCCCATAATCATTGCAGCCATAATATACTGAAATACACATGGTATAAAATATGCACGAACCTTTGAATCTTCATCTTTTGCGTCCTCAGCACTCATTCCTGCTTTGGACTTCATTTCATCTTTTGGAACTATAACACATCCAACATCTTGCGGAACATACTGAGAATCCTTCAATATTTCTTGTTTAGTAATGTCAATCTGACGACGAACATACTCAATTTGTTCCAATTTTTTCCCAGATGTTGAATAAGTGGTGCGAAAGTACTCATCTTTCTCAGTTATCTTCGGACCAGCACGAATTCCTGCTGATGTATGTTTACGAACTTTAGCAATACTTTTCTCTAATTCCTCATTAAAATTCCATTTTTGAGTCCGAATAAACCGAGAAGTATTCATAGCGTTAGTCATAGCTGTTAATGCGCCTGGAATAAGATGTTTTAATGTACGCATTGGATCTTTGATAAATCTAGTTTCCTTACCTAATTTAGATAACATCTTTGGTATTTTCTCTGGATACAAATTACTCATCGAATGAACCTGAGTAGGTCCATTCTCATCACCAGCAAATGCTTCATTAAAAAATGATATTCGTCTCAAAATTTGTATCTTCAATGATAATGGCTTAATATTACCTTCTTCATCTTTATAACTTGAAAATCCAACCCAAGGAGTACCACCCATAACTCGCATACCATCAATAACACATTCTTTCCAAATGTACCTAACCCACCACTCTTTCTCAACACAAACAGGTAACATATTCTTATAATAATATTCATCAAATTCCTTATAACCTAATAAAATTTCCATGTGCGGAATAGGTAGTGTTCTCTCAGATGGTATACGTATATGTGGAAATAATGTAAATCCTCCTTCCTGATTAGAAGGTACTGACAATTCCACTCTTATAAGCGCTTCCAAATACTTCGGATCACCATTATGGGGAACAATATCTTTATCTAGAAGCCTCCACCTTGATGCAATCTCAGCAAAAGCTTCTATATACATATCATCATTACTTTTAATATATTGATCCCTAGTACGATTCACCACTATTACAGTTCCCTTTAAAACTGTAGCCGTAAACTCAATCACCAAATCATCTGTAAAATCACAATAATTAGATAAATTACCACTAGCATCACGCCACTGATAATTCATTCTTCTCTTATTTTCTGTAGTATAATTCAAATATTTAACGACCTTAAAAGTTGGTCCGAGACGGCTTGATAAATGCCGCGTGTTTCCTCGAAAATCTATTGATACTCGAATAATAAAAAAATGGAGATGAATTTATCCCTACACAGTCTGTAATAGGGAAGAT